TCGCTCATCCGCCCAGACTTCATGGGACGCGCGGTTGCACTGTCAGATGCAGATGCTGCCTCGTATCCATGGTTGCAAGTTGGTAAAGTAATTGAGGTCGAGAAGTTCGCAACGAACTTTGACGACGGTCTCCTTTCCTACATGCAGCTACCATCAGATCCAGGTGCACTAAAGACGGTATATGAGCTGACACGCGCAGGTACCTTCAAGGGCAAGCTCGGTATTCGCGCTAACCTGGATGTAAACAATGTCATTGGCGCATTCCGCGTCAACTTGACCCTATAAAGAAAGATAACAGGAGGATAATCCTAAGATGAGTAAGACAATCCAAGAACTCCTTACTGGGCTCCCGGCTTGGGAAGCTGCATTATCTGAGGACGGGTACATCGACGGAGAAAACAGGGTAACAATTAAAGAAGCTTTTGCATCGTCCGATGCCGCAGCGTTGTTTCCAAAAGTTATCTCTCGTACCTTAAAGGAAGCTGCAGAACCACAGTTGTTGGTTACGCCTCTTCTTTCCACGGTTCGCCTTGGCAAAGGGCGTTCTTTGGAGTTCCCGGCAGTTAATGCAATTCAAGCTGCAGAGATTCCAGAAGGACAAGAATACCCAGAGCAAGCTCTCGCATTTGCTAAGCAAGTAGAGGGCAAGGTGTCCAAGAAGGGCGTTAAGCTGGCTTTTACAGAAGAAGTTGTTGCTGACTCACTTTGGGATATCGTAGGAATGCATGTTCGCGCCGCAGGCCGTGCTATGGCACGTCTTAAGGAGCAGATTGCATTAAGTCGCTTTAAGGACGCTGCAACAATCGTCTTTGATAACGACAGTAATTCATACGATGATACGACAGGTCGTGGCATCGATGGTGCTTTCAATAAGACAGTAACCTGGGATGACGTTGTGGATATGGCAGCCGTGCTTATGGCTGAGAATCATGTTCCGACGGATTTCATCCTGCATCCACTGATGTGGTCTGTTTTCTTGAAGGACGCAATCTTCCACACGGGTGGTTCCGCAGCGGCAGTGAATACAAGCTGGGGCTATCGTCCGGATTCAAAAGAAGGTGCGCTTAACGCCACAGCCCCGATGGGCCTTAACGTTATCGTCTCGCCGTTCGTTAGCTTCACCGCTAAGAGCGCCGGGAACGCCGCCAAGTCGGATCTATTCCTGATCGACCGCAACGAAGTCGGAACACTCCTTGTCAAAGAAGACATGAGCACGGACCAATTTGATGATCCATCACGTGACATCCGCGCAATGAAGATGAAGGAACGTTATGACATCGTAATGCTCGGTGACGGTGAGGGTATCACTGTTGCTAAGAATGTCAGACTAGCTCGTAACTACGAGGTTCAAGTTACAAACGAAATGTAATTTGATACTTAGGGTAGTTATAGTTACAACCCTAGACGGGGGGTCCGAGAGTAATCTCGGCCCCTCGTTTTGTATTTGGCTATAAGCGATTACTATCTTGTTTAGTTAGCAGTCTGGAGAATTTAAGTGAGCTTATTTCTTATAGAAAGAGCAGCAGTTGGATGCTACTCTGTTTCCATAAAGTTTTTTAGAACAGTAAAAATATCTTCATTGAAAAATGAAAATTTTACTCTTTTTACGGCAGCAGCTACTCCTTCTCAAATATCCGACCCGTTTGAATTGATAAATACGGTAAAAGACTATAATCAAATTTCAAGAATTATAACCCTTTACTGGAAAACAAACTCTCTTCAAGAGAATTCAAAATATTCAATTAAAGTACAAAATATTATTGATTCTTCTGGAACAATAGTTCCTACAGAAATTATAGAATTTACGTGGCTAAATTGCACAGCCACTCCTAATTCAACCCAGATAAGCGAACCTGTTCTATCGCCCGTTTTGATAGAAGATAGATCAATAAAAGCAGATATAGATTTTAGTTATTCCATAGTTGCAAAAAATCCTAACTTCTTTATAGATCAAACATTCCCTGGCGATGGAGAATTCTATTTAGAAAATAATTTTAATAACGGAAGGGTAACTGTTGTTTTTAATGAAAGGCCGGCTTCAAACTTTCTTACGAATAAATACTTCCAATGTCAAAGAAAAAAGATACAAAAGACGCCTTGTCGTTGGGAAGCTGTAACGGCAGATATAAAAATGCATTCGTGGAAACCGGAAGTTTACGTAGACTTCCCCTCATTGAATGACGCTACACCATCTTACTTTACGGATGGAAAACAATATTTTGAAAAAGGATATAAATATAGGATAAAAGTTTTAGGAAGCATCGGTATATAGTGGCAAATTTTGTTTATAAAAAAGCAAAACAAGCATTATTAAATGGTGACATAGATGTTTCTTCCAATCAATTAAAAGTTTTACTATTAAAAAACAATTATACCCCTAACCAAAATACAGACCAATACGTAAGCGATATACCAGTAAATGCCATACAGCTGAGGTCTCAGGCAATAAGCTCGATAGTTAATACCAACGGAGTTTTGGATGCAGAGGATTTAACGATAACTGAATATGACGGATCCCCCTTTCATGCATTAGCTCTATATCAATATAGTCCCTCTGATACAAATGCAAGATTGATATTCTATATTGACACATCAGATGGATTGCCTTTTAGCGGTTTAAACACAGCTAATTCTATTACTATATTTTGGAGTAACGAATCTAATAAAATACTTTCACTATAAGGAAATAAAATGCCTTCACAGTACCCGTCAGCTTTAGATAATTTAATTAATCCTACTGCCAATGATACTTTAAATTCTGTTACAGTTCCACATCATCTTCAACACGCCAACGTCAACGATGCTTTAGAGGCTGTACAAACAGTTCTTGGTTTAAATCCTGCGGGATCCCATTTGACGGTAAAAGATAGAATAGTTGCTACAGAAACTAATATTTTAAATCAATCAGTATTAAATGGTTTAACTGATGTTACTATAAATTCAGTAGAAACGGGTCAGGTTTTGCGTTATAACGGCAATGCTTGGATTAATTACGACGAAGAGAATTTAGTGGACGGAGGGAACTTCTAGGTATGGCCAATATATTAAGAATTAGACGTAGAACATCTGGGGCAGCCGGAGCACCGTCAGAAATACACAATGCAGAGTTGGCATTTAATGAAGTTGACGATACCCTATATTATGGCGAAGGTACAAACGGAGCAGGTGGAACTGGCACGGCTTTAGCTATTGCTGGTCCTGGTGCTTTCACTACTTTAACTAGTAATCAAACAATTTCAGGAAATAAAACCTTTTCTGGAACGGTAATAGTTCCCACCCCCTCTGGCGCCACACATGCTGTAACTAAAGCTTACGTTGACGGATTAGTCACCGCTGTGGCTACGTCTTTTACAGTTGCTGGTGATTCTGGAAGCTCGCAAACAATAACATCTGGAATAGATACTCTTACAATTTCTGGTGGCACTGGTCTTAGCTCTGTAGCTAGCGCAACAGATACGATTACTTTGAATCTTGACAACACTAGCGTATTGCCCGGATCTTATGGTGCAACGAATACAGTTTCTACATTTACCGTGGATGCCCAGGGTCGCCTACTTGCAGCGGGTAATTCTGCAATTTCAATTACTTCAGCAGCAGTGACTAACTTTACGGAAGCCGCTCAAGACGCCGCTGGAGAGCTATTTACTAATGGAACTCATTCCGGAATTGCTGCAACCTATGATGACGCAAATGCAAAAATAAATCTTAACGTAGCAGATTTTACGATCACACTTGGTGGTGATTTAACTGGTAGTGTTACGGTTACAGATCTTGCAAGTGCCACTCTGACAGCAACGGTAGCAGCTAACTCAGTTGCTCTTGGTGATGATACAACTGGCAATTATGTTGCTTCGGTTGCTGCTGGAACTGGAATATCGGTTTCGAATACTAACGTTGAAGGTGGAATATTTACCGTTACCAATGCCGGAGTTGTTTCAGTCGCTGGTACCGCCAATCAAGTTGCTGTTTCTGGCGCAAACGGGAACGTAACGTTTTCTTTACCAAATGATGTAACAATTCCAAATAATCTGACGGTAACCGGAGATTTGTTGGTTCAGGGTAATACGACTACATTAAACACTTCCACTTTGGCGGTTGAGGATAAAAACATAGTAATTGCAAATGGATCAACAACCGATGCGGCAGCAGATGGAGCAGGCATAACAATAAAAGGTGCCACCGACAAAACTTTGAATTGGATAGATGCAACAGACTCCTGGACGTCTTCAGAAAATTTTGATTTGGCAGCGGGTAAAACTTATGCAATAGACTCTAGTTCAGTTTTGTCTAGCACAACCCTCGGTGCAACTGTAGTTAACTCAAGCCTCGCATCTGTTGGTACGATCACAACCGGTACATGGAATGGTTCAACGATATCCATAAGCCATGGTGGCACCGGGGCAACAACCGCCGCCGCCGCAAGAACAAATCTTGGTTTGACAATAGGCACCGACGTTCAGGGTTATGATGCAGAACTAGCGGCTTTGGCTGGTTTGACATCAGCTGCAGATAAGCTTGCATATTTCACCGGATCCGGAACTGCTAGTCTCACTGATTTAACTTCTTACGGAAGAAATTTGATTGCAAGCGCAAGCGCTGCAGTTGCAAGAACAACTCTTGGACTTGGCACTATCGCCGTTCAAAATTCAAACAACGTTTCTATCACGGGTGGCTCCATAACAAATTTAACCACATTCGATGGAGTAACCATTGACGGCGGAACATTCTAATAATCTCAACAAAAGGTAGATAAAATGCCTACGCCAAATATTACTAAGGGACAAATAGCCTTAGACCCATCTAATGGTATTTTGTATTATAAAAATACTTCGAATACATTAGTCAATACATCTCTTAATTGGTCTCAGTCTACAAACTCTTTAATTCTAACCGACGACGCCGTACAGATAAATTCAGATATTTCTATTTCTGGTAATTTGGTTGTTTCCGGAAATACTACAACTTTAAATACAGAAGTATTAACCGTTGAAGATAATATACTTATACTTAACTCGGGAGTTACTGGAGCACCATCACTCAATGCTGGTATTGAAGTACAACGTGGGACATCTAATAATGTCGTAATTCGTTGGAACGAGAATTTGGACAAATGGCAACTCACGAATGATGGAACAAATTACGTAAATATCAACGAAAATGTTTCTAACGCAAATTCTTGGTCTACCGCAAGAACAATAACCTTAAGTGGAGATGCAACAGGATCCATATCAATAGATGGTACGACAAATGTAACATTAGAGACTACTGTAGTAAATGATTCTCATGATCACACGGCATCTACTTTGACTTTTGAGTTAAACGATGCTACTGACGTAACAATATCTAATCCAACTAGCAATAATTTTTTAAAGTATAACGGAAACGCATGGATTAACAACCCAATAACCATAGGTGCAGATACTGTTGGTAATTATGTTGAATCTTTAGTTGCAGGTACTGGCATTACTCTCACCAACGCAACAGCAGCAGAAGGTGGGACTCCTACGATTGCTGTAACTGCCAACACGTTTGATTCCTATGGAGCAGCGGCAGCAGCTCAATCCGCGGCAGTCGCTCATGCGGATACAGTTTCCGGTACCGCATATTCAAATGCAGTTACGTATGTTAATAATCGTGTTCTTAATGACATCTCAGACGTCGCCATATCCAATACATTAGCTAATGGTGATTTTTTAAGGTATAACGGAGACGTATGGATTAACGATCCGGTAAATTTGGCCACTGATACTGTTGGTAATTACGTCCAGTCTTTGGTTGCAGGTACTGGCATTACTCTCACTAATGCAGCAGCAATAGAGGGTGGAACTCCCACAATTGCCGTAACTGAGAATACGTTTGACGCCTATGGTGCAGCAATGAATTCACTGGCAGCCGCAATCAATTACGCCAATACAGTCGGTAGCACTGCGTATTCAAACGCAGTTACATACGTCAACAATCGCGTTCTTGATGATTTATCAGATGTAACTTTATCTAACACCGCAAATGGAGATTTTTTAAGATATAGCAGTGCATCTAATGCCTGGATAAATGACGCAATTAATTTAAGTACAGATACAATAGGTGATTATGTAGCTAATATAATTGCTGGTGACGCGATAGAGATTTCCAATACTGGTGGCGAGGGTTCCGTACCGACTATATCAGTAGCTCTAAATTCTATCGATGCAAATCACCTATCTCTTACATTTGAATATGTAGAAAACGTAACTGCTGGAAACAATATTGTTGTAAATGATCAATATGTCGGAACTGGATCAACTAAAGATTATTTAATTAGTACTTCAGCTACTCCAAGCTTTACTTCTGTGTCTACAAC